TATCAAATTTGCAAGTCCATTGCTGCGGAGTGTTACATGATTGATATTGAGTCTTGGTATTCACATAATCAGCAAATACAGGTTTTAGTTCAGACAATAGTCCATTGCTCCTCTTCACCTTTGCGATCAATCCAGGGCCACCCTTGAGTTTGGCTAAATCTCTAGCTGATAACCATTTCTTATGGTGTATATCATTTGCTGAATAGATGTCATAGAGCTCTATAGCTATGTCTAAGTATTTAGATTGATTCATTGAGTGCCTCTTTGATTTTTTTGTAAATGTCTCCCCATATTCCTATAAGGTTTCCTTCTTTGTTTATGACTTTAAGATCATCTTCGTTGTGATGTCTATGATAAGTACTTGAGTATAATTCTTCTTTTTCCTTTAAAACACGATGGATAATCCATAATTGATCATCGAAAAATGTAATTGTTCTGGTTTTAGATTCTTTTGTAATCACTGAATCTACAAGATCTTCAATTTCATAAATTAATCTTTCTTCTTTCTTTGCTTCACCAAGAAGATCCTCCACCTCATCTTGATCAAAATATTCTTGATTAATTTCATGGTAGAACGCTACTTCATCCCATATAGTTACCTGTTCATCAGGTGTTAGTTCTAAATCATATTTACGGAAAACTAATTCAAGTTGTTCTGTCATTATCTCTTCCTCCTTAGTTTTCTTTTACGTTTTTTAATTGATTTTAAATCTAAAAAATTTGCCATCAAATAAAAGTAATAAAAAATTGAAGCTCCGCAAGCTATGCCTATTAGTAAATGCATTACGAATTGTCCTCCTTTTTAGTGAGTTTGTATAAAATTAAATAGATTTTTGATACATCTTCTTTAACTGTATCCCAATCTCCTTCTTCTATCTTCTCAAGATGTTCTTTTGTTAAATCATATAGAAGATCACGTTCATCTTGATTTAAATAAGTAGCAGCCATTTCTTTTCTCCTTTAATTGTTGATTGAAGATTGATTAATACTTACAGATATTGCTTCACTATCTTCTTTACCAAATTGTTCTGGATATAGTTTTGCAGTTTCTAAGATAGTATATTGAGAAATAACATATAGTTGTTTCATTAATGAGTGCTGCCACATAGAGATTGCATTATGATCTTGAAACTGTTTTACTGTTGGTTTATTTTCAGGTTCTCTCATATATTTACCTAAACCACATTCAAAATTAGTTTTTTCCCATTCAATCTTTTGTTGAAGTAAATCTATCAAGTAATGAATTTGTTTTGTATTTAAGTTGATAAGATCATTTGTTAATTGAGTCATTAGTTTATCTCCTTTTCATAATGTTTGTACTCATTTAATTTAAACTCCTTAGTTATACTTGTAGGCATTCTGTACTCAGCCATAACCTTTTTATGACTAAGTCTGTTGTTATAATTTAATTTTCCTACCCAATGATTAGAACTAAAAGGCTTAGAAGATAGAGTCTTAAAACGTGTATACACTTGTTGAATTTTAGGTGTGTTAAATGATCTCTTATATCCATATGGATACCCATCATAATAAGTAGGATTTAATTCCGTTTGTAAATAATTATCCGCTGATTTTAAAAGCATTTTTAATTTAACTTCGCAATATTTATAAACTTCATCTTTATTAAATACATGAACAGCGAAACCTATTGGGTTTTCTGATGTTTTAAAAAGATAAGTTCTTACTGGCGAAATAAAGTGATTATATTTTCGAATATTTCTTTTAATCCACATTGGAGAAAACCCAGTTAATTCTGAGACTTCATCAACTGTAAGTTCATCTTCTGTCTCTCTTATGATGTTGTTTTGATCTTTAAGAATCTGTTTGACCTTTTCAATTGATACACCAGTTCTTTCTGAAACTAATTCAATTGAATCTCCTTTTCTATATCTTAAGGAAAAAATTGTTTCTTTAATGTCCATTGTGTTTTGTAAAAATAAAGTGAATAATAGAAAGGGATTTGGAAAACTCCAAACCCCCTGGAATGACTAGCGTTCTGATGGAAACATGACTACTGTGTAGTTGTAATCATCTACTCTGTAGTTGAAAAGATCCATTTGTTTCTTAGTTAATCCGTAACCTTGTGTTTCGATACAAATGTCTTTACCTTTATAGACATTCTTGTAAACGGAATACATCCAATGTGATTTACCTTCTTTAAAGGCTCTATCATTAGTTGCCCTACTGTCTTCATCTAAATCGCCCCAATCGCCATTCATATGACGTTCTAGGCAACGCTCCCAAATCTCTTGGGGAACTTCTCTAATGCCCTCTGTGATAGCAGTAGCTCCAAATTTGGTAGGAGGTGTAGAAATTCTAAATAACATAATTAACTTTTAAAAACTACTGTAAAATCTTCTTTAACTAGGACAGCTTTGTTTTCTCTAACAGCTTTCTCTTCTGCCGCTTTTAAATCAGCTTTAAGATTTTCGATTCTTGTTCTTTTCTCTACTAGTTTGTCAGAGTATTTGTATGTCTTTCTTATTTGAAGATAGACTTTCTTATTCTTATCAGTGGTATGAGTGATCATAGGTCTGACTTTATCGTCATCATTATCTAAGAAAGATTTTAAATCTGATTCAAAAGTATTTTTGATAGCATCAATTTCATTTTTAGTATCTTTAACCAATGCAGTGAGCTCGGTTAACTTTTCTAATCTTTCATTAATTGAGACTAATGGATCATGAATAACTGATTTTTTAGAACTAGCTACGTTTCTTCTTTGAGGTTTATCAAAGAGTTGGTTTACTGTGTCGTTGTCAGTGTTTGTTTGATTGCTGATGGTCATTTTAGTAATGAATAAAGTGTGCAATTGATGAGTTTAAGGACTTCTCAGGTCACTGTTATCGAAGTGTACCTCGTAGTGTGGTACTTGTCTACATCTCTATACCCTTATCTTTTAAATAATTAAGCATAGCTTTTGCAGAGAAGGCATCAACTTTGTCTTCTGATTGCGAAGCGAGTTGCAGCTCCAGAATTAATCTTGGATCACTCATTGCATCTTTAATTAAATCAGGATGCATTTTATCGAAAAAAGAATTAAGTAATTGTTTCCCAGTTTCATTGTCTCCTCTCCGAAAAGATTTGAAAGCTTCTGATACTAGTGCTTCTAAAAACTTGATATTAGGTTGTTCCATTTAATTAATTAGAGTGGTGGAGGGCAAAAGGTTGATGTATCAATTGATACCCAGGCTGAGGGGTATAAACATACCTGAGACTTTTTTCAAAGCTGTTACAGGCTCTTGTGTGATTAGAAATTTTCATTCTTTATCTGATTTTTGTAATTTTTCACTAATTGATCTAAAGATCTCCTGATCCTTGGGATACATCTCTTCTACGTTAAGGCTGTAGTAAAGATCAAATCTATGTTGAGCAAGCCAATTCATTTCTGTTGCATTTAATGGCTCAAAGTTTTTGTCTTGTTTCATTTTGTTCATAGTTAGCTCCACATATCTTTAGACACCAGCTTCTCTTGTAACACCAAACTGTACTCATCTAGATCATCATGTTCCTTATTTAAGACCCATCCACAATCCTCCATCAGCTCATCATCAGGTAGTTGATCATAAATGGAGGAGATACCGTCATCCCCCATGTATTGAAGGATCTCACATCTGTGTAAAATCTTTTCTCTTGTTTTGGAATCCATTAGTTTTGCTCCGATTGTTTTACTAAAGTTTTAATTTTTTTAAGGGCATCATCATAAGACCATCCCTCATGTTCATACTCATCTCCATAAAGAGCTTTGAATACTTCATGTATAAAAGATTCCCCCATTAGTTATATTTATCCCCTACTTTGTTTTCTACATATATAGTTGTCCAAGAGCCAACCATGTCATCAAAGAAACCTAACTTCTCTTGGATTTCTCTAGCTTCAGGCCATGTCTTAGGTTGTTTCTTAGCTAACTTATCCCATAAATTATATTTTTTAATTAATTCTTGTTTTTCTTTGTAAGAATCTTCAAGTTTTTTGTAGCCTAATTGAACATAAGTATCAATCCATTCAACATCATTCTTTCTTAGAAAATCTTTTTGAGTATCTAAAATCCAATGGTGAATAAATAAGTAATGATCAACATTAACCCAATCGACTCGCTCATCACCTCCGCATCCCTCTTGGTCTACAGCAGCATAACAAGTCCTTCCTACTCTTAGCTCACAGTTATATGAGATCCAACCCTTTCTGGACTGTCTATGAGATAGTTTTGAAACTGTAATTGTTTTTGGTTTTTTTGTAATTGTTTTAGGCATTAGTAACCTCCGTAAATGTCATAAGTTGTGGTGGGCGGTTAGTTTGACAACTAATTTTGAAAGAACCATCTTTAAGTAATAATTCTCTATCAGCCATCATTTCTTTTTCAGAAATTATTTCTTTGTTTTGAGTCTGTCCAATAAAAGTTAAAACTCTCAAACGATAATTAGCTAATAATTTTTTGGTAGGAGTCATGATTGGGTAATAGTCAATAATCATGCAATCGTTTTTAGATTTAATTTGCATTTCTTATACCTCCTTTTCCCATAAAGTTATAAAGTTTTTTAGCCATGAAGTTACATCCTCAGTGAGAAGAAGGTCACTAGCTAAATAATCATCTGCGGATAAATAAACTTCTTTACCAATCGCACCTATTTTTGGTAGATCGTGCTTCTGACAATAGTCAAAGTAAATCTCTTGTAAAAAATCATGCATTGCTAGTTCTCCTAATTTTTTGAAGTATGTAATCTGATACGGTTTCAATGTCAGCATTATCTTGATTAAATTCATCAATATCAGTATCAAAATTACCTTGTTTAATTAATTCAATAGCTTTGAGACAATCATCTTTCCACTTTTGACCTCCTGATCTCATTAAAGATAGGCAGGCAATGTCCTGTAATACATCTTGTTTCATTAGTTTTGGTGTAAATAAAAGTGTGCAAAGATCAGTTTTATGACTTGATAAGGTCAATGATTCTCCCTAGTGGGATGGCAGCTTGCTGAGGTGTTACAGCATTACCTAAACAGATTATTCTTTCTTTTCTGTTTCTCCAATTTGCGTCCATCCTATTGGGAACCCCATCATTTCTTCTACGAAGGCAGGGTTCAGAGTCGTATCTTCTCCAGTCAGGTCTGAGTGTGTATGGTTGAGTACGCCAACGAGCCTTTTCTTCTCCGCAGCTTTCTTGTAGTTCATGTTCTCCCCTGAGTCCTTCCAATCCCTTGATGTTGGTGTTGGTAGATTCATTTTTACTGCTCTGTCTAGAGTTATCTGAACGTGTTTCCCTGTCTTCGGATTGTATGCTCTCTGTCCGAGTTTTGCAGGCTTCCCATCTTTGGTTACTAGTGTCTTTAAAAAATCCCCCTTCCCTGCTTCCTGACTGGTTGGAGTTGGAAGTTTCATCTGTTGTAACTCCTCGAATAATTGTCTCGCTTTGGGGTCTACTTGCTCTCTCAGATTGCTTAGTTTTGTTCTTCCTTTTCTGTGTACCTGAGTTTGTTTTAGCATCGAATCGTAACCTCTCTGGGGAAGTGCGTCCATGCAATTCGGAGTCGCTAGGGTAGCATAAGATCCAGACACGCTCTCGAAGGTGGCAGCCACCCACATCTCTTGCTGAAACAACTGACCATTCAGCATCATACCCTGCTTGGGCAATTTGAAAGAGGACTTCTTGGAATACTTTCCCTTCTTCAATGGAGAGTAAATTTCTAACATTTTCAAAGATGGCGAACTTTGGTCGAATTTCCCTAAGTAACCGTATGCACTCGTAAAATAATCCTGACCTAGTTCCTTCTCCGATTCCTTTTTGTTGTCCTGCAACTGAGATATCCTGACAGGGAAATCCTCCTGTAATGATGTCAAATTGTCCCTCTGTTGCTTTAAATGTTTTGATGTTGTCATGGATTGGTACTCCTGTAAAATTTTTAGATAAGACTTTTTGGCAGTAAGGATTGATTTCTACAAATTGAGTAGTTTTGAATTGTCCTTGAAAGAAATTTTCGGCAGCATATGAAAAGCCACCAATACCTGAGAATAAATCTAGGATTTTTAATTCTGGGTGATTCATAATAGATCTCCCTTGATGATTTGATTAGGTTGTTGTAGCTCCTCCAGATCCGCTTTTGCTAGATCATCTATAGCTTTAAATGCATTGTTCCATTCTTGTCTATTGAAGCGATCTATACTGGTGTTAGATCTGAGATTGTAATAAGCATCAATGTATCTTCTTTTCATTAGTTGTCCTCCTATGTATAACTGGCTGCATCAAATTCAGATAGAGGATCTTCTTCCTCTTCCTCAATAAAATAATCCATTGCTTTGTGTGCTTTGTAAATAATGTTTAGCTCTTTTGATTTTTCATCTTGTAAATCCTTACTCATAAGTAAAAATTCTTTTTCTCTTTCTTTTAATTCACGTTGTCTATCAGCTAAAAGAATATTTAAATACTCTGCGATTTCTTTATTCATTTAATAATCTCCTTTTCTTTAATAAGTGAATCCATAGACTTTTGAGCTTTGTAGATCATATGCCTTTCCCAAGATAATTCTTGCCCCCATGCAACCATTCTTTCGGGGTCAATACTACATCCTTCACTAGGATTTGATCTATAAATTTCATTGTATGCATGTTGCTCCTTCTCAACTTCTCTTTCCTTTTCATCTAAAAGAGTGCTGATATAAAATGCTGTTTGTTCATCCATTTTTGTTATGCTCCTGTATTGCGGTAATTAAGTGTTGGTCGAATTCATCAAAGGTTATTTTGCCATTGTTATAAGCATTCATAATTTGATGTCCTACAAGGTTATAAATTTGAGTGTAGGAAAGTTTGTATCTATGAATATATTTTTTAGTCATCATTCTCATTTCCCCAACATAATATGCAAGAGCCAAAATCATAAAGCTGACCTTCCATTGATACTGAATATGCAGACTTGCTAGTCTCCTTATTCATGTATTCTTTTAATTCTTTTATAGACTCTTTTGTATTAGTCTTTTTATTGCTGTAATAGGCACAAATCTTGTCGTATGTCTCCTCATTAAATAAAGGGGCATACCATCCGTTCCATCTTTGAGAGGGGTTATACCACCCCTCAAATGAGGGGGGTAGGTCATCAACATTATTACCGCATGGTAAATAAAATAATCCTCTTTCCATCATGTGTGTAATCTCCTAATAAAGTGATTTAAAAAATAAGGCGGTGTAACCTTTGATAATTAATGTACCACGTAATGTAGTACTTGTCCATTACTTAATTTTTTCTATCCTCAAGTTTTGTTAATTCCAACTTGGCCTCAAAAATAGGGGTGTCTCTCCATTGCTTAGTCTTATTGAAAGTAATTTCAAAATTTTTAAAGTGAGCGTAACTTTCAACAGTGGAGAGAAAAGAGTTTAAATCTTCCCAACCCGCAGTAATTTTTAAGCGGATCTTGTTAGCTTTCTTATTCATAGTCAAGTAATTGGCACCCCATACCACCATGAAAAGAATTTATTAAGTTTAAGGTTTCTCCTACGATCTTCTCGCTAGGGTCTTGATTCCAGATATTATCTTTTATCTGTTCAAGTTCTTTTAAGCTCTCTACATCCTCATATAAAACATATTCATAATTGATCATGTAGGCGACCCCATCCATTTTGTACTCTAAGGTAACGAATAGAGTAGGGCAAAAGCATTTATAACCAGTGCCACCATGATTGTAATTTTCTTCTTGAATGTTGTTTATATGCTCCTTTAAAGAGCCATCAATATTGTATAAATGCTCTTTATTAAAATATCTTTGTGAGACGGTTTTAATATGAACGTGGGGAAAAGTAGTTAAAAAACATTCCCCATAGTCAGTAAGTGTAGTCATAATAAATAAAAAATAATTTTAAATTTTAAAGTTTAATCTTGATCTAATATTTTCCAATATTCCTTATATGAGTAAACAATATTATTTATTTCAACGTCATTAGGATAAAAATTAAAATGTTTGTAATGATCATGAACATATTCAAAGATTAATTCTTTAGTTGTTTTAGTTTCCATAATAAATAAAAAATAATTTTAATTGAGATAGCTTTAAAAGCCTCTCAGAATGCCTTAAATACTAGTAAAGGTATAAAGGCATTAAGCGAGGTTTATTAAAGTTTTAAGAGCGTGTATCAATGCAGAATTCTAATTTTTTAGCGTTGTCTTTATTCTCTACAATTTTAAATCTTAAACCTATGATATGAGTATCATTATTTAAATCTAGGAATCTGCAATCACTGACATCGCCATCGACGACTATTAGCTCCTTACCTTGATAGTTAAAAGTCTTTGGTAATGGTTGAGACTTCTTAAGATTAAAAGCTGCTGCATAATTTAAACCCTCTTCAACAGCTTTTGAGAATGTATCAAACTTTGAACCATGAGACAAAGTTAAATGATAATTTAATTCATTAGCTTTTTTAAAGTCTCTATCAATCCTTTTCGTATAATCATAGAATTGAACAAAGTTTCTAAGTACTTGATTATTATCTAAATCTAAACCCTTTTGAACCGCTTCAATCACTGAACCATACCTAATAGGCTCTATGTAGATGTTAAAAGCTTTTTGAATGTAATCTGTATCTTCTTGAGTCAATTGAACACTAATTGACTCGAAAGGATAATCTGAAACCCCATTCATTCTGAAAGCCACTTTTGAAGCATTCTTATTTTTGAAATAATGTTTAAAACAATTAATAACTAAGTATCTTAAAAACATTTGATAATCCTGCATAAATGCATTATTTCTCCTTAATCTGCATTTCATTTTCCCATCCTTGTAAATAGGATTCCCCGATGTAATCAAGCAGACAGATCGGCAAGATCCTGCTGCTGGACAGGCTTTTGGCGTATTCATTAGCATTAAGCAAGCGGTTGGGATTTCTTCAATCTTGTTATTTTTCTCGATTTTTGGATTAGTGAAAGTAAAGAAGTTTTGAAAACTTAAATTATATTTGTTTTGAAAAGCTTTCATGCTTTCAGTATGCTTTGTAGCCATTGTTTAAAGTCCTCTAATAAATAGGATGAATTGAGTTTTAAAAACTCTATATAAATATAATAAACGATCACTTATTTAAGTGCAACTAAAATTAATAAGTGTAATAAATCTAATAAAAAAGAGAATAAATTTAGTTTTGCACAAAAGTTTTCCACAGAATATAAGGCCGCAAGGCCGAGATTCTTTACAATTTTTCATAAAAAAGGGATAAAAAGAGGGTAAAATGTCAATATTTTGGGCAAAATCGTTACAAAACCAGGAAAAACTTTACATTTTGTTAGAAATTCGCTTCTTTGTGGGGAAAATTACAGAATGTAACTTAAATAAAATTTTAAAATTGCAAAAAGTTTACAAAGTTGCTCTATTTTGTAATATTTAGCTCGATAAATGTAATAATCCTGTAATAATCTCCATCGGACCTGTCAATACCTAGTCACATACTGTAACAATGCCCCCTATATATTCTTTTTTTTGTTACAATGCAACATTTTGTTAAGGGCGGGCCTGACACCCCCAATTTTTTTTTCCCAAATTTAAGGGTTTTTAAGGCGTTCTAGGGGGCGAATGTATAGAACTTAAAATTATGTCTATAAATGCTTTGATTTTTAATAATGCCTGTTTCGCCACGAGATTTTGAACTATATTCCCGGATGACTGGTACTCCAATGCCTTCTGATGCTATGTCTCGCATGCAAATGGCTCCTGAAGTATTTGAATTTACCAAAAATTTTGCAAGAAAACCAAATTTATTAGAAAAAACAGGAAATTTAGTAAAAAATATTGGGAAAAGTGCTGTTATGGCTATAGGAGCACCAATGGTTGCTGAAAGTATGGCAGAACAAGCAAGAATACAAGAACAATTAAGAAATCAGTCGGATAAAACTAAGTCTGAGGCTGCTACCACTAGTGATCCAGTTCAAGCTTCTGAAGAATTACAGATAGAACAGGAAAAAACAAAAAGAAAGTCTATAGAGATGGAGGGCAGAAAAGATTTAGCAAGAATGGCAAATTCTGGGGTACAAAAAATTGACTTAAGTCAAGCTTTGCCTGATTATTACCAATCTTTAATAGATGGAACGACTGCGGACTATTATGGTCAAGATTTTGTACCAAATCAAACTTCATCAAATATTGTTAACAGAAAGATTGAACAGGGATCACAGGTAGTAGATGAAAATCCAAATGTTGCAGAGGTTCTCAGTGAGTTTCAAGATAGCAGACCCAGTGGATTTACCGACCCAGTACAGGTAGAAAGTCAAATGAGATCTGGCATGGAGGGCTCAGCATTAGGTAAAAATGATTTAAACAAATTTATGTCACAAAAAGGACTTGATCAAGCATTACTAGGGGCAATAGGGGAAAGAATAAGTGCTGAACCACGTATTGGAGATAGCTCACCATTATTAGATCATCCTGATATTGTTGGTGGCGAAGATGATAATAATCTTCCTGGAATTGTAAATAAACAAACTAGAGATATAAATAATTTTCATCGAGAGATGCGAAAGTTAGATGCTATGGAAAGAAATAAAAATGTTATTGATCAAATTGTCAATGAAGCTCCTACACCAAGTGAAATGCAAGTTGGAAGGAGTCCTAATGTATTAGCAGGAAAAGATCAATCAACATTTGAAGCTATACAAGCAGGAATACCACAAGAAGAAAGAGATGCTGCACGTATGAGACTTAAAGAGAAAACTGCTAAAAAAAGAATGGCAAGAGATAATTTTATGGCTCAATTTGTAGAGGGAGCTAGATCAGATATAGTCAGAGGTCAAAGAGGTAATCAGTCATTAGGTATTACACGAATTCCAGCAACCAATGGTGATTCTCAAGTAGGTTTTGTTTTGGCAAATAGACCAATTGATCAGTCACCAACAAAAGCCACCACTTATGGTTTTGGTGTAGCTCCCAGAGCAGAAGATATCATTCAAGGGTCATTAGATGCGAGCACTTTTGATACATATATGGATAGAGGAATGGAGGAAGCAAAACCAGGTAAAAAAAGAAAAGCAGGCGAAATTTTCGAATTTCTTTCTCCAAAAGCAAGAATAGTGCAAGGTCAGGCTGATCTCGGTGATATCATAATGTGACCTTTGCTAAATTAGACTTAACGAACAAACAATTATGACTAAATTTTTACTCCCAATTGCAATTAACATTATCAACAAAGCTGTTGATAACATACCTGAAGACCTTGATGAAGTGATAAAAAAGTTTGTAGTTTCTATTTTAAAAAAGGCTGCAGCTAAAACTGGAAATGAGGTTGATGATTTACTTGTTGCACAATTAGAGAAAGCACTATTTAAATCTTAAACTATGGTCGTTGTTACTAACCTAAATAGAAGATTAACTTCACCGCAAGATAAGGCTTATAGAGAGAATAAACCTGTTGCTCAATTCTTTACAGGTCCATCAAAGCCAAGATATAATGTTAATGACCCTGATCCATTTCGTGGAAAATTTAACGAAAATGTTAGAAGTGATCAATTTTATCAGGAGTTTCCAGATACTTCAGCTGAAACTGCGAATGCAGATTATAATTTTAAAGCACAATTTGGTGGTAACACCTTCCAAGATCCTAGTATTTCCCAAAGAGTTGATGTATGGATGTCTAAATATGATCCTTACTTTGGAGCTGACACAGCTGGAGGTCGAGGATTAGTTGAGGCTGATAGACTAATAACACAGGATAGTATGGCTCCAACTGGTTTAGTATCCTCTCCAGCAGCAAGTGGAAATGGGTACTCAGATCCAAATGTAGCTGGTAAATTCCCAAGCAACTCGGTGGCAGTGTAATTATGAATCAAATAGCAAAAAGTTTTTTAAGAACTGCTGGAAGTCAGCTTGGTGGATATTTAGATAAAGCTTTAGATATTGGTGGAAAGGTAGGACAGGATGCTGCAACAGCTGCTTTGAATTATGGAGTCCAAAGGTTTGCTCCAGAATTAGCAGGAAAAGTTGGAAAAGAAGTTCCAAGATTACTTAGAAATAATCCTAGTTCTGTAGTTCCGCAGGTAGGCAAATTAGCTGGTCAAGCAGCAGTGATAGGAACAGGTTTTGCAGCAGCTAATATGATGGATCAACAATCTGAATATAGTCAACCCATGACTTCTGGACTAGGAAATGCTGAAATGCAGGCTCTTTTACAGCAGCAGCAATTACAGAATCAGAAGTTTATGCATGACATGATGCTGGTACAAGCAAGAGCTGAGTCTAGAGTTCCAGGAGCACAATATCCGGGATCTTTATATGGTGGTATGGGAGATAGAGCCTTTGAAAAAAGTATTTTAGATGAGGTAGGTATATTTGGAAGAGGGTTATATGGAACAGGACTTCGTGCGTAGGGATTTTATAATTTATAAAAAAGGATAATTTTATGACAGATTCGATGCCTAGCTTTTTTGGACTATTACAGGAGAGAAAAAGTCCTTCACCATTTTTTACCGGTCCAAAAGCAAAAGATTATGTTGAAAATATGCCAGATTTTGGTGATATTTATTCTCCTCCAGGAAAAGAGAAATCATTTTTAGATAAATTTATAGATAGAGGATTTACACAAAACGAAGCACTTAAAAAAATGTTTACAGATGAAGATCCCTACAAAACATACAGACCAGTAGAAAAAAGTTCGCAAGAAAGATTTTTTGATTTTGTTTCTGGTTTGGGAAAAGGAGGTGATTCTGGATTTTCTCAAGTTGGACCTAACCTTTCTATTCGGAGAGGAAATAATAATGCTGTGAATGAAGCAATAGCCCTAAAAAATCAACAAGAAATACAAAAAGCAGCCGAAGCAAGACAAGCTAAGAGTAGTGTTGGCAGAATGGCTGGTTCAGTACTTGGTAATGCACTTTTCCCAGGAGTAGGAGGAATAGTTGGAGGAGTGTTAGGCGGATTTCTCTGTGATATCAGATTAAAAGAGGATATTACTCTCTTACAAAAATCAGAGGTAAATGACGTATTATCAGAATGTGCTTTCTTTGTAAAAGATTTAAATGAGTGCTCTTGAGAAATTAAAAAAATTACAACCTATACAGTTTAGATATAAAAAAGAACTTGATCCAGAACAAAAGTTAAGGGCAGGTTTTTCTGCTCAACAGGTACAAGAAATTATTCCAGAGGCTGTTGTAGAAATCGATGGTATTTTGATGTTAAATATGGACGTTTTATATGAATATATGAGAGAAGCAAAAAAAGAACTAAAGGCAAAGAATAGTTAATTTAGAATATTGCTAATAAGAATTTTATAAAAGAGAAAATGGGAATTCCGTTAGCAGGTATGTTTCTGGCACCATTGGCTAAAGTAGGTGCAGCTAAATTACCTTTCCTTCTTAGAGCAGCTGGTATTACTTCAGGTGCACTCCCTTCATTAATGAGAGGAGATTTAGGAGGAGCTGTAGTTGGTGGCGGATTAGGAGCTATAGGTACTTTAGGTTTAGGCTCTGCAGCTGGAATGGCAACAAAACCAGCACTTAAAGGAATATTTTCTGCAGGAACAAAAGCAGGTTTAACTCCAGGAAATATAGCAGCATTACAGGGTGTGGCTCAAGCTGGAATTCCATTAGGATTAGGTGCCCTTGCTGGAGGATCAGCAGCTAATGTTTTAGGTGGACCAACTAAGAATGTTGCTAGTGGAGCTCTTGGATTAGCAGGATATGGAACGATTGGTAATGAAGGTATGGGAGGAGTTCCTTTACCACCAGGGATGGGACCATATGGAAATGTAGGTCCAACTGGTTATCCTCTTGATGTTGTTAGCCCACTTGGTTTAGATGCTGGTAGAAGATTAAGAACTCAAAAAGATGCTCAATCTTTAAGAGATGCAACAAACATTGTTCTACCTACATTACGTAAGTTTTCTGAGCAGGCTAAGAAAGATGACTTTGCTAGAAGCATGGCTTCAAGAGGTATTGCTCAAAATATTGCAACTAATGCAGCATTGACTCTAGGGATGGCTGATGCTACAAGAAACTTGGGAACTACAGCTGCCCAGCAAGCTGGTCAAGCTTTAACTCAACAGTACAACTACTAAGATGAATGATTACCTTTTAGACTTCTCAGACATCGACTCAGACTTATTCAATTTCAAGGGTCTTGATCTTGGTTCTGGAAAAAGAGATGTTGATTTAAAAGAAGAAAATAAAAAAATTAATCAAAAAATACCTCTAACTGTTTCTGAGCTTGCAGAATTTAAAGAAATTCCTATGGAAGCAGCTCTAAGAGAGCTTGGAGGCGGTAGAAATTTAATTCCTGTAGTACCGGTTGCAAAAAAAGCTGATACTTTCGTAGAAAAAATGAAAAAAAGTGGTTTACGTTTCTTTCCTACACCTGCTCAAATTGGGGGTGCAGAATTTTACGAACAGGAATATGATCCTAAATTAAAAAGACTTGTAGGTAAAAATAGACCTACAGGTCTACAAGGAGCTTTAGCACAAATTCTTGATGCCTCAACATTTGGTCTTACCGATTTTGATCAGCAAGGTGGTGGATTATTTGGAAGTGCAAAATCCCTTAGAGGTTTTGGTGGACAACCTACTGATTTTAAATTAAGTAAAACAATTAAAGATCAATTAAAGACTGAAATTGAGGAGGTGAGCAAAAATCCAGTAGAGAGTACCAAAGAAGCTGCCGAAGCAATAATAGATTTTAATACAAAAATGGCTGGAATTAATAGAAAAAATAAATTAATAGATACAGCTTTAGAATCAGCAGTTATGAGAGCTAATATGCCTTTTGTCACAAATACGCTGAAAGATATAACATCATTTAAACAACAGCAGCTTTTAGATGCAGAGGCAATTAAACAAGGAATGCCTAATGCTGTACAGACACGTTTGTTGGCAGGTGATACAGGATTTGCTCAACAAGCTGCTGCAATTGCAGCTGCACAGGACGCAGCTACAAGAATGGCTGCTATTGGAGTGAATCCAAGAAACGTAAGTTTCAGTGCATAAAATAGTCTAAGTTAAAATTAAAATATTAGATTAGAAAAAAAATGGAAGAAGAAACATTATCGGATTTAGGGAACATAGTTGTTCAGGTACCATCACAAAGTTTAGACACACAAATAGCTCTTAATGAAGCTGCACAAAAACAACAAAGATTGAATCAAGAATTAGGAGCAGAATTAGATCGGATAAACGCAGAAGCCTTTGCTACTCAAGACATAAGAAGAACTCAAGCAACTGCGGCAGAAAATAGATTATCTACACAAGTTGCCGGACAGGAAACTAGGCTTACAGAAACAAATAGAGCTTTACAAGAAAGAGCAACTCAAGCTCAATTAGCAAATCAACAAGAAAGGCAAATAGGACTAAGAGGAGAGCAGGAAAGGTCTATTCTACGAACACAAGGAACTGAACAAAGAGATTTAAGAAGAATAGAAGGATCACAGACACGTTTAACTGAACAGAGAAGAGGTTTAGAACAAAGAGCCGGCATCAGAGAAACCGGACTACAAGATCGTCTTGGAACAGCAGAGACTGGTAGACAGCAAAGGGCAGGGATAAGAACTACAGGGCAAGAACAAAGAGCAGGTATAAGAACTACTGGACAAGAAACTAGAGCGACTACTAGGGTTACTGGGGAGGAACAGAGAGCTGGAATTAGAACAACAGGGGAACAAGATAGAGCTTTAAGAAGAACCTCTGGACAGGAAACAAGAGCTACTACAAGGGTTACTGGGGAGGAACAGAGAGCTGGCATCAGAACTACTGGGCAAGAACAAAGATCAACTGTTAGCAGAACAGCAGCAGAACAAAGATCTACAGAGTTGCAAAGAGAGATGTTTAGACGCTATAAAGAGAATAGAGATTTTCAACAAGCAAGAGGTTCTTATAGAGTATGAAGAAATGGATTCAGTCTTTAAATAACAAAGATCGTGAATCCTTTCTTGAATTTTGTAAAAAGACAGCTTCTCCAGTACAGATATATTTATTTTCCCGATTTTTAGGATTTCAAGGGACGATAGTGGAGTGTAACGAATGGACAGAAAAAGAATTTAAAAAACGAAATTTCAACATAGTTTTAGAAAGAGAGATAGATAATATGCAGGATGACATTTCAAAACTTAGGCAAGCTATTGACATGGGTTTAGTAAAGCAAGATATGGGTGCTGCAAGAATTGCAATGTTACAAAAAGAATTACGTGGAGCAATAAAACAATTAGATGATAAAAAAGTTCTTATGGATAAACAAGGATTAATTCTTGCTGGAGCTGATAGAGCATTAAGAGAAATGTTATCTATTTTTCGAGATGATCCTATCGAGGGTCCTTTACAAGAAGCATCTATGGGAGTATGGACAAAAATACTTCAGGAAGAATCTTAATAGAAAATACGCTATGCTTTAGACATGGCAGGTACAAGTCTTTATAGCGTTTATAGACGCACAGCTAGAGCAGCTGCAAAACAACAAGTAGTAAAAAAAACTTCTAATGTAGATGTTGAAAAGGCTAGGAAAAATTTTGCATATTTTTGTGATGTTGTAGGGGGAAAACCTCCAGCAAAACACCATCTTGAATGGCATAAATATCTTTGTACTGATACTGATAGTGTTTGTTTAAAAGGTATTGCCGGTCCAAATATCGATATTCTTGCCCCTAGAGGTTCTGCCAAATCAACAGTTTTAGGACTATACACAGCTTGGGCTATTGGTATACATGCCTTAAATAAAATGCCTCTAAAAATTTTATATATTTCTTATACAGTTGATGTAGCTAGACCTAAAAGTGCAGCAATAAAAAGAATTATTGAAGAGAGTAAAATTTATAAAGAAATTTTTCCAATGGTAAAGATTGCGAAAGGAATAAATTCTAATGAATACTGGAGTATTGATTGGAAATTTGCAGGAATAAAATCTACAGGTGAAGAAGAATTTAGTGTATGTTGTGCTGGATTAAAAGGTGCTGTTACTTCAAAAAGATCACATCTTTGCATAATAGATGACGCAATAAAAAGTTCTGACGATATTAAAAATAAAGATATTCGACAAGCTATGGAAGATAACTGGAATGCAGTTATTGTTCCAACTATGTTCGAAGGTGCAAGAGCTATTTGTTTAGGAACTAGATTTAGACATGATGATATTCACAATACAACTTTTTTACCATCAGGTGGCTGGAAACAAATAGTTCAATCTGCAATTACTGTTGATGAAGAGGGTGAAGAAATATCTTATTGGCCGGATATGTGGTCACTCGAATATTTGAGTGAAAGGAGAAGAACAGCCCCAATTGCATTTAGTTTTCAATATCAAAATCAAATTGTGCAAACTAGTGAATTATCTCTTTCTCCAGATTTAATTGTTAAAGGAACTATATCTACAGAGTTTGACACGTTAGGAGTTGGGGTTGATTTATCCGCTGGTATTAGAGAACAAAATGATTATACAGTTTTTGTCATGGGTGGCAGGGTAAAAGATAAAATTCACATCATAGATTGTAAAAGAGTTCGAGTAATGGGAAATTTAGAAAAATTAGAAATTTTGATGGAAATGATGGAAGAATGGGGAATTATTCATAAAGACGGAAAAAATTATTTTCCTACAGGTAGTTCTATTGATGTATGGTCAGAGGCGGTTGCCTATCAAGCTTCATTAGAGGCAGATTTCAAAAGAATATGTTTACAAGAGCAAGGATTATATAATTTGATATGGCATCCTGTAAAAGGATTTCGTGGGGATAAGGTTGCAAGATTCCGTGGGATCATGGGGCTTTTTGAACAAAGAAAAATCATTTTTAATAAGTATCGAAAGATGGGTTATTTAACAGATGAGATTATAAATTTTGGGGTTAGCTCACATGACGATTGTGTTGATGCCTTAGTATGGCTATGTAATGGGTTAATGACCCGTGGCAAACTTGAGTTAGAGTATTGACCACTTAAACTATTAGTATTAACAAACAATGGCACCAACGTATTACAAAATTGAATTAGAGCAAGATGCATATGGATCTGCTGTAATTCCTCTTCCTGATGAGCTATGTCATGATTTGGCACTTGAGCCTAATGAAAGGTTTGAAGTAGAATGTGAGGGGGATGTATTGACATTTAAACGTCTTCACGCTGGATACACCATTGATCAATAAACTAGGTTCTTAATCTAATGAGTGAAAGTAATAGCAAATCAGTTCTGGAGGATATGATCAAATCCGTCATTACAAGGGACGGTAAAGGAACTGCAGACACCATGCTAATTAGTTCTCATTTATCTCAAATGAAGATGTTTGGGATTAGACAAGGTGTTGAATATTACCCGTTGCAAGATAATCTCGGAACTCAAAGATTTGATTTTATTCAACAAGTAATTAAATTTAATCAATTAGATGCAAGGTTAGATGCAATATGGGATAGATTTTTAGTTTACGGGAAAGGATTATTTTATATAAGACCAACAGAAAAATCTTACAGGCTTTATTGGTTTAACAAAGATTCTTATAGAACATATTATTCTCCAGAGGGAGAGCTTGAAGAAGTAATTATTATTTATCCTTACAAGGTAAGATCATCCAAAGGTTTTTCTGGAGTTGGTTTAAATACAGACAAAAGATATATGAGATTAAGAATAACTGCAAAAGAAGTAGAAGAATTTCATAGCGAACAAGAAATAACATTTGAACAAGAAAATATAAATTTTGCCACTTTTGATAAAAAGGTTGTCGAAAATACAATGGAGTTTATTCCATGTGTAGAAGTATTTAATAATCCAGATGCGTTTGGAACAGATGGGGCAGGTGAATTTGATTTCTTATCAAATCAGATTGTTGCTCATGATGAAATGGTTAAAAATATTAGAGCTAATTTATCATTCTTTGGTAATCCAACTCTTCTTTCATCTAGACCCAAACAAGACATTGTAGAAAGCGATGCTGATACAGTTCAGAGGCCAAGTATATCCAGTCAGTCTGGATTTGCTTCTGATGTAAATCTATTTAGCTCAACATACAAATCAGATCCTGTAACAAGATCTCCAGCTGGGTATACAGGAAAACCTGGCAGTGGTATGAGAGTTCCAAGAGTAATTGCTAATTTGGAACCATCAGATCGTGTAGGATTTATAACTCCTAATCCAGTTGGATCAGATCAAGCAAGATATACAGAACAATTAAGAAGTGAAATTAGATTAGCTCTCGGTGGTATTGATGATTTAAGTATTACTAATGTAACAGCTACTGAAATTAAATCTGCATATGGTCGAGTTAGTGCAACAGCTAAAAAGAAATGCTTACAAATTTATACTTATGGAATTTGTAGATGTTTCGAATTAATGATTTTTCATGAAGAACAAATTTTCAGAAAATCACTTGCTTTTGCTTCAGGTTTAAAATTACCAGTTCCACCAGAAGACATAGAAGATCAAAAACAAGTAGACAAATTTAGAAAACAAAAAGCAAAATACGAACAAAAATTACAAGATTCTATTAATACCGCAATAGAAACACAAGAGATTCCGCAAGGAGTTGTAGGACTTGCACCAGACGGTGATAGAACGGTACTTTGGAGATGGATGGGTCCTGTGTACGAAGATACGGCACAGGATAAATTAAACCAATCTATCTTTACTAGAAACCTTCAAGAATTGGGGGTTGATAGTATAGAAGCACTGAAGTATTTATTTCCTTCCAAAACTGATGACGAAATTGCGGGAATGCTTTCCGGCTTTCCATTCAGAATGGTTGGAGAAGTACAGAGGGCATATTCTTCATTTATTGATTTAATAAATCAAGAGATGAGGACTCCACACCCTCAGCAGCCTAATCTACCAATGGCAGCAGATCCTCGTCTTGATCTCACTCCATTTTTATACCGAACACTAGAAAGCTTACAAAAAGAGGTAACTTATGCAGGACGCTACCGCAGCTCAGACCCAATCGGCACCCCAAGTATCCCAGACCCCACAGACCAGCTACGTGGCTCCTCAAACAGCAGCCCAAGCACCTTCCGTGGCGACTTCCCCACAATGGGTGGCACCACAGACAACACAGATGGCACCAGCACCACAAGTGCAAGCCCAGATGGGGGTTCAGGGTTACCCATCAGCCCCTACAGCGTACAACTCCCAGCCACAGCAGGCAACTCCACAAGCGGAGAACCCATACAAGGACGCATTCAACAGGGTAGTGGGGCTCCTGAGTTCTCCAGTCCAATTCCCGTTCCAGGGTCAACAATCTCAAACGACACCAGCAGCAGACCAGGCCAATTACGGATACCCACAAACAACCCAGTACAGCAATCCGGCTCAGCAGACCTATACGCCTTCGAACAACAACAGCCAGGCGTACTCCAACAACTCTTCCCAAGCTTCTTCGGAGATAACAGACCAGCAGCTAAGGGCAAACGGAGTAAGTGAAGCCAGCCTTGAAGTCATCAATCATTTTGGTGCTGATGCTCCAGCAGTTTTAAATAACTATGCTTGTCAGATTGAAGATTCATTAATACTTACAAATCAGCAATTAACTGAAGCTGTAAGTCTTCTACAAGAAATGTCTCAAGAGCATAAAGCTTATGAACAGATCTTGACAGACCCAGATGTACTAGCTGATTATACATGTGAGTTCTTTGGAGCAAACGGACCATATCCAGTAGAAGAAGATCAGGCTGCACCTCAGCAGGCTCCTACCTTTGCAGGTCGTCAGTTCCAAAATCCACAGGCTCAAGCTCAGGCTCCTGTAAGACCAGATATGCCTGTACCTCCAGCTCCACAGGCTCCAGCTGATGCAGGTGACTTTTGGAAGGACTTCGGAGGGGCTGCTGATAGAGATCCTCAGAACGCATGGAGATATCTAAATGCTGCTCAACAGAATCCTGAAGTATTCCGTCAGAAACTTCTCGTAATGGAGTAAAGCTAAAAGGGGTGGGTTTCCACCCCATTTTATTTTTTGATATGAAAAAGAAAAAAAGTACAACTGAAAAAGCTGATCAATTTTTGACAGGTTTAGGAACTGCTGGAGGAGCTATTGGTTCACCGCAGTTAGTAGGATTTGGTGGTACCGATGTTCAAAAACAAGTAATGTCTGGAAATGTAGATGAATATCAAAATGTAAGAATGCGACAGGCAGAGATAAACATAGGAGAATCAATTCCAATGCCACCTGATTTAGACGCATCATATTTAAAATTAAATCTTCCTGGATCTCCTTTACCTGCAAATGGTTTACTTGCTAGAAATAATGTTATTCGAGCTCAGCAGACACAAGATCTAATTATGTCACAAGGCCAAATGTTCCTAACGCAATATCTACCAGCTGCAGGACTAAGCAAATTACCTGTAGGTCAGCCTCCATTAGAATCAAGAAAAGGTAAGAAGTAAAAATGGAACAAAAAAAAGCCAAAAAAGCAAAAAAAATGGCAGAAGATGCTATGAGAATGATGGCTCTTGAAGAGCAAATGGCTAAAATGGGTCAGCCTGATTTACAACCTGAAGGTGGAGGTGTAAATCCTATGGGTAGGATAGGAACTGTTCCTCCTTCTACTTATTCGTTAGGAAATATGTTAGATGGGACGACAACTCAATCAGTAATAAATCCAGAGACTTAAATAAGTAGAATATTAAGTCAATTTATAATTGTAACTAATGGAATTTATTTTCCAGTATTCAGAGCACATTCAGTGTTCGCAATCAGCAAACCTAGCTGAAATTCAAAAATGTTTATAGATAACGATTTTCCGAAGCTGCTGGGTGCCGAGTTATATAGACCACATCCTGCGTATATCGTAGAAATGGCTTCCG